AGTAGCAATAGCAGCAGTAGAGACAACAGTACTAAATTCTGGGAGGTATTGATCTTTGAAAGCAACGTCCTCATACAGCGTGGTGCATATAGTTCCATCTTCGCTTCTTGAATGACCAATTACACGTTCTAACTTTTTTTCGTTACGAAAATCTCCAATTCTCTGATCTTTTTTACCAGGACATTCTACAAATACATCTTCTTTCTTTTCTTCTTTAGGTATCTCTGCTTGAGGTGGTTTACCTTCGGGTAACTTTGTTGGTTCGTCATTTACAACAGCAGCTTCCTCAACAATTATCAGTTGATCTGGCTGAAAATTCATTGGAATAAAAGACGGATATGGACAATTACTTACAACTCCATTTGGATCATCTATTAATAAATTTCTATTGCCTGTATTTTTTGTATCTCTATGAAAATATTTACAACCTATAGTTTCTACATTTAAAGGTTCATATCCAGGTAAAGATACTTGAGGAATATAAACATCAGGTATAACTATTTTAGGAATACTTATCTCTGGTATTTCCAATTATAATCCAAGCTTTTTAGGAATAGCTATAGATGGGCCTGTAGTTTTTGGTAAGCCTTTTTCTAATACGTTAGGCATTATTCCTTTTACGTTACCCATTACTTGATTCATCATCTTCGCCTTGAACTGCTCAGATGTTACATACTTATATCCAAAGTACCCTCCACCGATAACTGAAGTTACCATTATGAATGAGAG